CTACGGCGAGCCTGGGGTGATTACGGTGCGTTTCGTGGCTGGCTACGGGGCTGCGGTGACTGCGGTTCCTGAATCACTCAAAGCGGCAATGCTCTTGCTGGTTTCGGATTGGTTTGAGAACCGAGACGGGGAGCGACCGAATAGCACGAGCAATCGGGCTTACGACGCACTGATTAACCGTTTCCTGACTGGCGATGAATTCCACACGTACAGCCGGAGCTTGTGCGTATGAAATCCCTCCGCCACGTCGTCAATGTGATGAGGCCGCCACCGCCTGGTGGTGAATCGGGCCAAGCGATACCGGATACGACTGTCCGCAACCAAGTCCCTTGTTCAATCGAAACATTGACCGGGCGCGAGGCGGAGCGAATGCAGCAAATGTACGCCGGCGCAAATGTGAAGGTCGGAATGTGGGGCGACCCAAACAAACCCGTAAAGGCTGTCGATTACTGCACCGACCAGACCGGCAAGCGACTCAACATCATGGGGATCATCGACAACTCACGAAGCCAGCTTGGCAAGATCGAGTTGATTTGCGGGGAGGAATTAGCGTGACGATCGCAGTTCAGGTGGTGATAAGCGACGACTCGTTCCGCAAGGCGGAGTCGTTTTTGACCCAGCTACCACTTGAGATGCGCAACAAGGTTATTCCGCCAGCACTGAAAGCAGCTGGCGCACCAGTGGCGGCGAAGTCGCGAGAACTGGCCCCGTCGAGCGCAAAGACTGGAACTTACAAGCTATGGTCAAAGTCAATGCTGCGTTCGCGAGCCGGATCGCCTCAGCACAAAGACACGATTGTAGTTTCCAGCGTTAGAAAATACGGCGTTGATGGAAACGTGATGCGCGTCTATGTCGGCGCAAGTTGGCCGGCTGGGAATCTAATCAACATCATTGGCCACCCTCACCAGCAGGTATTGTGGGGCCGTCGTACAGGCAATCAGATTGCAGCAGTTGACTACCTAGAGCGTGCATCCGCTGCCACGTTCGGAGAGCAGCAATCGGCGTTTGTTTCAAGGGTGGAATCGGAAACGGCGAAGATTCTCGCGAAGGGGGCTAACCCGTGAGAAAACTACGCCGCCTTAATCGACATAAAGCTTGCCGTGTTAGCAAACGCCCACGGTATGGTAATCATCATCCCGTACCACATTGCCTCGCATTCGTCCTGGCAGTCGATCACGTTCCACAGGCGAACGGCATCGCGTTGGTTGCGGCACTTGCGGGCGAGCTTGCGAACGCGGGTGATGTTGGTTGTATTCATTTTAGGAATCCAAATAGCGGTGACGTTCAACATTCGCTCACTATACACAACTATTCGGCACACGCAAGACTATTGTTTAGCCGGTCTGCCATTTTCTCGCTTTTGCTTGGAAAACGCCAGCAAACTGCTGGTCAAAATAGCCCAGTCGCGGCCCATCTTGCGAGCCAGAATGCGGCCATCGCGGCAGAACTGAAGAACCCTTTCCTCGGTCAATCCAAGGGTTTTGGCCGCTTCGGCTGGGGTGCAAATCAAATCAAGTGCGGTCTTTGCCATAGCCAACAGTTTAACCGCTGCCTCCCAGCCATTGAACTGGGGGTGGCAGCATGAGCGACGATCTAGGTAAATCCGTCCGCGACCGCATCGCACACACTACGGAAGTCAACGCAATCGTTGGCCCGCGAGTCTATGCCGACGTGCTCGACCAGGGATTGGATAAAGACGTTCTGCCGGCTGTTGTCGTCTTCCTCGGCTCGAATGGCTGCGAAGAAGACCTGAACACCAGCAACCGCATCTTTCACCCCACGGTCAACGTGTGGTCATTCGCCATTGACCGAAACACCGCCAACCTCATCGCTAAGAACATCCGCGATTACGCATTGGCAGCGGACCTGCGTGGCACGGTTGAGGGAATGACCTACCTGGACGTGTCGTTGACTGCTGGCCCTACAGAGGCCGTGGACGCACCACCAGCGGGCGGCAATGTTTGGCGGCGAGTTACACAGCAATCTTTCACCATCTGGGCAGCACCCATATAGGAGTTGAGATATGGCAGCTATCGGCTTTACTGGCGCTGGCGCTACGATCACGTTCGGCACCAATACCTACAGCGCGAAGATTCGCAGCATCGGCGCAACCGAGCAGAATCGCGGCAAGGTGGATTCCACCACGCTTGACGTGGCCACGGCGAGCCTCGCCAAGTGCATCCCGGCCGACAACCCCGACCCCGGCGAAACGGAAGTTGTTATTCGCTGGGTAGGCGCTACAGCCCCGCCCATCTTCGCTATCCCCGAAACGATCACGATCACCCTGCCGAAAGAAGTTGCTGCCAGCTCTAGCGGAGCGACTTTTGCCGGCACCGGGTTTCTCGGCAAGCGCCGAGGCGCCCCGAACTTGCAACGCAGCACGCTCGCCGAAGGTGCTTTTACTATCACCTGGAACGGTGACACCGGGCCAGCTTATACCGTGGAGGCTTAGTCGTGGATTTGAAAGTTGAATTGAAGCGGCACGTGGGGAAGCAAGGCATTGTTCTCGGTGGGCAGACGACCGAGGTTGACGTTCTGTTCGACCAGTGCTTTGTGTTCTGCAATGGGCAGCGGGTTGGCATTTACTGCGGCCTGCAAGACCAGCCGAACAAGCACTTGTCGTTCACCGATAGCCCGCCTCTACCGAAGTCGATGCAAGAGGCGATCACGGCCGAAGTTGCAAAGATTACTGGCGGCGTAAGTCACTCGACAGCCGTACCACCCGAAGAACACGAGGCAGATTCAGATGGCGATGAATAAGGACGCATTCTTTGCGGCCAATAAGCGACGGTTCAAAGACGTGGCGCTACCTGGTGGCGAGACTGCCCGTATTCGTTCGTTGACAGCTGGCGAGTGGGCTGAAATTGATTCCAAAAACGTCGATACGAAGCGCGGCGGATTGAGCGTAAGCGGAATGAAAAATTCCGACTTCCGACTAATCATCGCGAGCGTGGTGGATGCCGAAGGCAATCAGGTGTTCGCGGATTCTGACTTGCCGAAGCTGGGCGAGATTGACGCGGGCGTAATCCTGCCCCTAGTGCGAGCCATCAAAGATCACAGCGGACTCCGTGGCGATGTTGAGGACGCAATAAAAAACTCCGAAACAACCACCGGCTAAAGTTTGTCCTGTTCCTTTGCCGGACGGTTGCCCATGACCTGAATTGGATGCGGGCGCTAGAGGGAGTTGAGCCGTGGCAGTTGCGAGTGTGGGAAGCGATGTACCGGCTCGACCCGTGGGGGGATGACTGGACGCAAGCCGCCCGGATTGAGGCCGCGATAAAGAACCAATACGCCACCGACCCGATTGACCCTTACGAACTCATCCCCAATGAAGACAACCGCCCACCAGCCGAGGAGATTTCAAACGCAGAAATCAGTCGGCAGCTACGGGCGCGGGCTGGGTTTTAGGGCTGGCAACGTAGATAGCAAGTTTGGCGGCGGCGACTGTTGCAATCGAACCGGAAATTCCGGCGAGAACCACAGAGAGAATCCAGACGGCAAGATGTGCGCGAGTAATCATGCGAATGATTATGGGGCATTCGGTGCTGGGAGGGCAAGTGTCGCATGGTAACTGTTGGCAGCCTTGCCTATTCCATCGTTGCAAATACACAGCAATTCACTGCTGGAATCGTTGCTTCAAAATCAGAGCTTCGCACGCTCAAAGAGGCTTTTGTTTCCACGCAATCGCCAACCGAACGATTCTCAGCCAGCATTGACCACCTAACGCAGTTGGCCCAAAAGTTCCCCGCGAAAGCCGACGTTATTAACCGTTCCATCCAGCAGATGCGGGCGGAAATGTCGAAGGCTGAATTCGACGCCTCGCGCTTCGGCCAAGTCTGGAACAAAATCGGCTTCAATATTGACCCCGTTAGCGTTGCCTCTCGTGCGTTCGGGGTGGCGCGTGATGGTGTTAACGCGGTTGTGGAAAAAATTGAAGACCTGAACCAACTATCGAAGCGATCTGAACTGCTTGGCGTTCCAGTTCGTTCGATGATTGGCCTTAGTGAAGCTGCCGAAAAACTCAGCGGCGTTGACTTGCCGCAGTTTGAGTCAGCGTTCACGAAGATGGCATCAAACATTGCGGCTGCTGCGATGGGCGAAGGTGAGGCTGGTGGCGCGCTTGCGCGACTTGGCCTTGACCCTGAAAAACTGTCTGGACTTCGAGCAGACGACCAGTTCTTGGCAATTGCTGACGCCTTACAAAACGTCCAGAACGCAGGCGAGCGTTTGGCGCTATCTAAGACAATTCTCGGCAAGGGTGGCGTTGAATTGGCCAGCACCTTAGCCGCTGGCGGTGATGCCATTCGCAGGATTGCCGACGAAGAAATCAGGGCTTCTCAAATCGACCTCGTGAACCTGGACGACATCAAGTCTGCACATGAGGCAATGGACGACCTTAGCGATTCAGTCAAGGGATTGTCGAATGCCTTCGCGTCTGAACTTGCGCCGTCAATTGTGCAGGCTACAAATGCGTTGACCACGTTAATCAACACCGGAGGAAAGCCGGCAGCGCGTGGCGTAATGGCCGGTCTTTCCAGTTTCATTGTAGGCGCAGCCGGAAACGCATTCTCTGGCGGCAGTGCGGCAGCAGCGGCAGCGGCGCGATTTATGCCAAGCCAGCAAGCGGAGCTAGGCAATGGCGGGGCTATTGACCAGGAGAGGATTACGGCCGCGCGTGATGCTGCTGAATTGAAGGCAGCCGACGCCCGCTACAAAGCCGATTCCAAACGTCAGGAAGAACTAGCCGACCTTGAAGAAAAAGCCACTAAGGCAGAAGCGGAGCGGCTGAAAAAGAACAAAGAAATCGCCGAGGAATTCGACAAGATGGCTGAAGGCGTGGCCAAGGAAATCCGCGACAGCGGAGAGAAGATACGCGAAGGATTGCGAACACCAGCCGAAAGACTCCGCGACGAAGCGATGGAAGCCGGAAACGCATTCCGGCTTGGCTCGATTGACGCTGCCACCCGTGACCGGGCATTGTTGGATTTCAAGGCACGCGCCGCAGACATGGCCGGTTCTGATGCAGCAGCCCGCACAATCGGCGTTGTTCGCGGCGGGAGCGTTGAAGCCCTCCGTCAGCAATTCGGCGGCAACGTGACCGAGAAGCAACTGGCCGAGCAAAAGAAAACCGCAGAGAACACGACGCAGGCTAACACGCTATTGGGCGAGATCAAGACGGTTATCGCCAACATCCAGCTACGGGAGGCTCTGTGACCGTTATCACCTCCTACGGACGCGAGCCGGGCTACCCGCAGTGCGATGAAGCATTGCAGGGTAAAAAGGTCGTCCTGTCGTACAGCGACCGCTGGAAGGTGTTGGTATCTAATGAGACGGCTCTTGGTGAGCAGATTTTCGACGCGCTGCCTAGCGACTTCAAGATCGGTTCCTATCTTGCCGGTTCAACCACTCGGCTCAAGTCGCGTGGCCTGAAACGCGACCCGAAAGCTAGGCAACTCTATTACCTGGACTTGAAGTATTCCAACGATTCGGTAGAGGACCAGAACCAAGAGGACACCGAACAGAACAAGCCACCTGACCAGCGCAGGCCGGAATGGTCGTGGGATTTTGAAACGGTTGGATTCGTGCCGCAAAAGGATGTTGACGACAACACTATCTCGATAAGCAATAGCGCTGGCGAGCCTTACGAATTGGAACGGGAAATCGCAATCCCAATTCTGACGATTGAAAGATGGGAGGCCGCATTTGACCCTTCAAACATCATTAACTATGTCAACCACCGGAACGAAAGCACATTCTGGACTGCGCCGGCAAACGCTGTCGTATGCACAGGAATTAGGGACCGCAAAGACACCGCAGAAATCGCCAACGGATTCGCCTACCGCAAGGTGACTTATAACTTCAAATTCATGGTCCCGTTTATCGCCGACGTGATGGAAGGTGCAAAGGCAATCGTGGCCGACATTGGGACGCGGTACAAGTTGACGGCAAACGCCACCACGTTTACCGAGTATCGCTCGACTGGCGGGATGCCGACTAAGTGCAGCCTAAACACAGACGGCACGCTACGCACGGCAGCGCAGACATTGCTATTTAAGAAATTCAATCTGTTCCCGAAGGCCGATTTCAACGACCTGAACATTAACAATACACAGCTATAAGGTGACGCATGGCAGCCCCTACTATTTTCCCCGGCGACGTTCAGATTCAGGGCAACTTTCAATGTAACGGAACGCGCAGCCCGTCGATTACGCGCAGCGAGTTGACGCAAGAGAACTTGGCGGTATATCCTCTCAACCATACTGACTGGCGGGTGTGGGACGCGGTTCAAACCAACCTACCTGGAACCGGAGCGGCCGACGACCTTGCTATAATTGGCGGCACGTTCGGTACGGGCGTGCCGTCGATTCAGACCGGCGACGTGAAGAACCTGGGGGCAACGCCTCGGTATGCCCGCATCAAGTTCCAGTTGCCACCGGAGTATGTGGCCGGCGAGACGGTGACGCTGCGCGTTAAGGGCGGCATGGTGACGACGGTTGCCAGCAGTTCCGCCACGATTGACTTTGAGGTTTACAAAACCGACCGTGGCATTCTGGTTAGCGGCAGCGACATCTGCGCCACGTTGGCAACGACGATCAATTCGACAAGCTTCGCCGATAAGGATTTCACGATCACGGCAACCTCACTTAGCCCCGGCGACATCCTAGATATTCGCATGACGATTGCTGTAAACGACTCAGGAACCGGAACCGCCGTAATCGGCTGCGCTGGCTCCGTCGAGTTCCTCTTGGACATCAAGGGCTAATCGTGTGGAGCTATTCGGATTCGGCCGCGAACATGCCACCAACCTGACCAAGGTTGCGCGCCGAGAGGGGCAGCGGTCGAGGGCGGCTAATAGCATCGGATTCCCTGACTTCATTGGCTGGTTTATCGAAGTGCATACGGGCAAGACGGACGCATCGCACGCAAAGAGCGCATCGGGCACAATTAGCCGTTGGGTTCCTACGGCAGCCATTGGAACGGCTCAGGTGACTTCAACTAGCCACCTTGAGGATAGCACGCTAAATGACACGGCGTTCAACCTGTTTGCCAACATCGGCAGCGGAAAGTGGGTTATTTACATCCGCGTTTTTTATTCGTTTTACATAATCTCCGCCGAATGCTAACCCGCCTCCTACCCATCCCCGTTGCCGCGTTTGCCTGCTGGGGGGTTGCCTGATGTTGTTCCCAGGCTGCACTTGCTGCGGGGCTTCTTCGTTTGTATGTACAAATTGCAGCACTGGCTTCGCGCCTACGCAAGTCCAAGTCGATATCGCAAACTGTGGCTCGCTGAACGGAACATATATTTTGAGTCACGGCGCTAGCGCGTGCTTTACGTCCAACACTGGCTGCGAGTATTCATTGACTGGAATCAGTTCGTGTAACGGCAATACGATTTGCCTCTACTTCAATTTCACGTTCTCATCGCCAAACTATGTCAGCAGTCTATACATAGGTTG